GCCATTTATGGTATTTACAATCGCCTGCAGGAGTTTAGTTGTTTTATCCAGCTGTTTGCGTAACTCTTTAACCTTTACCAGCCCGCCAAGTGAAGTACCCCTCAGGAACACCTTATCGGCCTTTTGGCATGATACCAGGTAGGTATTACGTAAGTCATTTTGAATGATGGCCACCAGAGCCGGAGAGTTAATTGCCGGTATGGTGATAACCTCAGAGGCTTCCTGGTCAATTACCGGAGTCAATGAAACATCGTAAATGTCGATTCCCTCGTTTACGGTCTGACAGGTGCATGTTAAAGCGGACTCATCAACTTCGGTAACCGTACAAAGCATTAACTGTTCCGGGATCATCTCGGCAACCTTCTTACTTATTGCTTTCCTTAAGTCGTCCATTAACTTGCTTTTTTACCTAAAGTGATATCCCTTCTGTAACCGGTACCGACGCCAAATTTGGTGCGGACGGTGTCAATTAAATACGAGCCATCATAATCAGGGTTTTTGTCGTCCTTTATGTTGGCTATCATGCTATGAGTGGCGTATGGCTCACCAAAGGCCTCAAACGTGCCCTGAAGGCCATCATACTTAAAGAGCTTCAGGCGCTCATCAACCAGGGCTTTCATCTCGTCCATCAGGAGGTTATATTCATGAATCGTGCGCACCTCGCCATCCGGATCACCGGCTTCATAAGTTAACTGCTTACCCGACTTGAGCAATGAGATCATGCGTAGTTTAATCCTTACCCCTTCGGCGCGTTGGTATTTTAAATCCTGGTCAATGATGTTAAGCCCTGAGCGATATATAACAGGCTTTGACTTTACGGCCTCAGATTCATTGTAGGCGATGCCAACATACAGCCTGCCGTCTGGTCGGTAATATACATCCAGCCCGAACTGATCTTTTAAATTCTCGAGTACTTTTGCGGCTGTGATCTGGCCCTTTATGTAGTAAGGCGCAAGGGTTATATCATTAACCTCGATAACCGCCTCCGGAGTCACATGCTTAATGACGTCTTCTAACTTAATGCTCTTCCAGGATATCGGCTTAACGGCAGTGCGCTTTAGCTTATACATGGTATCCTCGCACTCTATCTCAACAGGTATATTGCAGCCGATCGAGCTCACATAGCCGGTGAATTCATCATTAAGCCTGCCGTTATAGCCGAGCTTAATGTTGACCTGATCGCCCTCGAAAATAGCCTGCTGAATGTTGTTTTTATTGTACCGTCGAGGCAGTATTATGTTGGCACGACCGACCTGGCTCTTACGTGACAGCTCTATACTTACGCTGTTGACGTTAAAGAAAACGTATTTCCCGATCGTTATTTCGCAGTCCAGCCTCAGCATCACTTAACAAGTATTAAATCAACGGGCCAATCGGACAGGCATACAATTTGATATGCCTGGCAGTTCTGGTGGCCTTCCACTCCCGTAAAGTCCCAGTCCAGGATAACCACCTGATGAATGTCGAAAAGAGTAAGCAAACGGTTTGAGATCTTCACGGCATCCTTGGACTCGCAAAGTGCCCTTATTTGCCTTACCTGGTCTTCAGGGTAATCGTCTGAAGTTTCATTTATTATCAGGCCCTGTATTTTTATTGAATAGTCATCGGCGGCAATATACTCCTTAACTGTTCCCTTAATGCCGGTTAACTTGGTTTTAATGACCTCGTTGCGCCCTGATACCGAAATAAGCGGTTCGTTTGGTAACCAGATATCGCCGAGCTTACAAGGCATAAATAACGGCGTGCCCATCATGCTCATGAGTTCGGTGTCGGTTCGCTCGTCCGGCACTTCCATATCATCGTAATCGGCAGACGGGTTGACCCTGTTAACGGAGTCAACCGGGAAGATCTGTGGCAGCCCTCTGTAAGAGAAAGCCTGACGGTATATATCGATGATGTTGAAGTTACCCATTAGTTGCTTATAGTCTGTTCGGCACCCGCTACAGCGCGCACCAGCGTTCTTTCAATATCCTCTTTTACTTTATCGGCCGAGTCATTAATGTTGGTAGTATTGACATTGAAGGTCTCAACCATTTTGTTAATTGTTACCGTTATATTCCTGGCACCGCCTCCGGATATCCCGGATAACATTTTATCGGTACCGGAGTCTCCGCCGCCATTGCCACCATCACCACCGCCACCGTTAGCCCCTGAGGGGTTAAGCATGGCGTCAACGGTTTCCATAAGCGCCGTATAGGTTTCCTTCTGCCTGGTCATTGAATAGGCGTCTTGCTCACCGCCCTGCTTGTTAAGTTGGGCCAGTGACTTGAATGTGCCGTCAGGGTTTTGGAAATAAAGCCTTGCCTGGTCAAGCTTGCTCTGAAATACCTTTTTAGTTCTCTCGAGCTCCGCCGTATTACCGGCATTTTTATTCAGGTCATTTGTCCACATTTCAAGTTGGCCCTGGTACTCGGAGTCAACGTTTGCGAACCGACGTTTCCCGCCTTGGAATGGAATTGCACGGTTTAGCAGATCAATACCTGAAACAATTATCTTTTTGACCTCAATAAAGGCCGGTAATAGTGCCTCGCCAAGGGCAGTCCATGAGTTCTTAAGCTTGAGGTTAATACCGTCATTGATGGCGTTGATATCGTCCTTTGCCCTCCTGAAGGCGTTATCTATTCCGCCACCGGAGCTGTCGAAGTTTTTGAATGTACGTTGGAGGTCTCCCGTCTGGTCTTTGGCCGCCGATAATAGGGCGTTGATACCTTCAGATCCTGAAAACTTATTGCGGAGCTCGTCCATCTGCTTGGCCGACGTCTTATCGGCAAACTTCGCGTTAAGCTCGAGCATGATCTTATCAACCTGCTTTGCCTTGCCGTTGATGTCATAAAGCTCAATACCTACCGACTTAAAGCTCTTTACAATGTCCTTCTTGAACAGGTCTGTAAAGGCTGATTTGGTCATAGTTGCAGCCTCATCGGGGCTTTTGGTTTTGACGGTAAAGAGAGCCATCAATTTATTAGCTGAAGCAACCGACTGGTTAGCGGCGGCAGCCGGGCCGGCATAAACGCTCATTGACTTGGCCAGCTGATCCATGTCGATGTAACCGGTGTTGAAAACGCCAAGGTTGGCTTTGTTAAACGCATCGAGGCCCTCATACCCAAATCCATAGTTCTTCATGGCCTTGGCAGACGCTGCAATGTACTCGTTAAAGTCGGCCTGCATAACCTTGGCGAACTTACCCTGCTTACGTATAATGGATTCGGCCACAATGCCCTCCTTGCCGGTCAACGACTGGACATCGAAATAAGCCTGTGATGTTTTACCGGGATCAAAGTTATTGAGGCTTGCGAGTCCAAGCACCTGGTTGCGAATAGTGTTCAGCTGGCTGTCTGACTTAGCCATATTCAGGTTCTCGAGCTTACGCCAGTTTAACCGGAATTCCTCAACGGCCTGACTGCTTTTATTGAATGCGGCTGCCAGACTAAGCGCCCCTCCGGCACCGGCCATCATAGGGCCTAACATCCGGCCGGCGTTTCCTACTATGCCGCTTATGGTACTGCTTAACTGGTTACCTGAGAAACCGGCCTTCAGCTGGGCGCCTGACAGAAGGTCAACCTTGCTTTGAACACCGCCGAGGGCACCGGTGGCTTTTGTCGAGGCGCCAGTAATAGAATTCAGGACACGCCCCAAACGGTCGTCCCCATAAATTACATACTTCAGTTCCCTCAGCGTCGGCATTAAATTCTTTGTTTAAGCGATTGTTTTAACTCCTGTTCCCTGAGCCACTCGAGCTCTGTAAATCTCTCGGCCCACTCCTGATCGGTAAGGCCATCCGGGTCAATCCGGAGGTAGTACCTTATTTGAGCATTGGCCAGACGGATCCAACTGGTACCCTTCCTGATTTTGGAACCGTCTACAATTTTTTTAACTCAGCGTTTTTAAAGACAATTATTTGGTCAAGCTGTGAGCTTGCGCCCAGGAAGTACTCGTCATCATTCACGATGTCCTTATCACCGGCTATCCAGCAATTCTTAAGGAGTGTTTCATTGAAGGCCGAGCTTCTTTTACCTGAAGACGCGTTGGCCGCATCAAGTATCTGCCTGGTTGGCTTATGCAGGTAACATTTTTTGTCTTCAACCTGGATAAGGAATAACTCGCCGTATTCCTGTTTGTAATCGTCAATTTGCTCCTGTGTGAGCTCTGTTAAAGTGTTCTGATCGAATGGTACTTTTTTCATGGTGAGAATGTTTAATCGGTTTTTAACTTGTTTTTAAAAAAGGCCCGAACCCTTCGGCCGGGCCTTTTCGGCTATTTCTATGAATCGAGTGTCTTATACGTTCAGGCGGGGAATGCCGGTTACCAGGTTAAGGTCAATTGTCATAAAATCGTCTTCAGTGGTAATGCCTTTCTCCCAGCTTGATACGCGGCAGAATGGCACGATGTCGGTTGTTATTACGCCGCCTTCAGGAGCGTAGGCAACAACGGCCTCAAAGGGTGCCCAGTCGGTGGGATCCTTGCCGGCCGGTGTGGCAGCCTGAAGGGCCTCGAATTCGCTCTGCAATATGGTTAGCACTGCAGGTGTAGCGTCCTTTTTACCCCTGCCCATGGCAACGGGTACATTTCCCCGGCCGTGGATGTTACTATGGGCTTTCTGAGCACCATAGCGGAACCCGCGTATACCGGTTAAGTTACGTCCCTGTATAACTACCTGAACGTCCTCAAAAGCATATTCATTTCCGTTGATCATTGGTTAAGCGTTTAAGGGGTTTTCGTATGAAAGCTTTATCTCGAATTCATTGGCCATTCCCTTGGGAACGATCCGCATGACGGTTGAAACCTTATCGGTTGAAAGGATATTCTGGTCGGGGTCAACAAATACTTTTACCCCTGAAACCTCGCCATTTGCCAGCATATTGATTTCAATTGCCTTCTCCCCGGCCCGCTGGTATGACTTAATGACGGCGGCGGCCATCTTACCGGTGATCGGATCAACCTCGATATCATCGAGTAGCTCCTCGAGATATACCTGGCGAACCAAACGGGCGGCCTTGTCGATCGGACGGCCTCGGTGTATGTACGCGTAGTCATCAGTCAATGGGCAGGCGGTGTGGTCGTTGTTAAAGAAGTAACCGGCCTTGCCATCGCGCTCAATCAGGAAGATATAACCAAAACCGTCGAGGGCATCAATTGAGGCCTGTGACATGGCACTTAACTTGGTTCCGTCGCTAAAAGCGGCCTCACCGTTAACAGTTACATCACCGTCTTTAACACGGCCTATGTTCCTTTGTACCGGAATAGCGGCCAGACGACCGGCGGCCAGACAAACGGCAGCATAATCGGCAAAGCGTGCGTCCCTAGCGGCTACTTCGGCAACCTGGCATATAACCACACTCACGCGGTTAGCGGCAAGGGTACGAAGGTCTTTAGCTGTGGCAGCGGTACCCTGAAAGCCACGGCCCTCGACCAATATTTGAATCGGGCGATGCTTTGTGAATTCAGAGGCGTACAATGCCTGTGCCTTGGTTATTGCGGCCCATACGTCCGGGTCAAACTGGTTGACGAATGCCGGAGCATAGTCAGCCGGTGGTACCCTGCATATGATCAACTGCCTTACCCGGCCCTTCAGGGTGTCAAGTAAAACAGGTGCGTAGGTTTTGGTAATGTCAGCCATGTCCTCCATGGTAACGGTATTTACGACCGGCATAACGTACAGTTCAACACCCTCTCCGGCGTTTGCGTAGAAGTCGGCAATATGCTGGTGCAAAAGCACTTTATTAGCCAGGTCATAAGCGGCGGTTATACCAAGGTTCTCAGCATCGGCCACGCTCCTGAGGGCAAGCACATCACCAAGGGCAAATTTATCGGCTACCGCTACACCTGAGGCGACCAGTGCGGTAACACCGTCAAGAACGGCCGAGGCGCGTCCTAAGTTTCCGTTTCCAATAATGATAGTTACGTCTTTCATTATTCAGCGCCCTCCGTTTTGGTTTCTTCCGTTCCGGACTCTCCGGAACCGTCAGACCCGGTATCCTCAGACCCGTCATTGCCGGTGTCCTCGCCCGTGGTTTTCTCACTGGCGGCCTGTTTGTCTTTTTCTGCCTGGTCAAGTAATGACCCCTTCACCTTCATAAAGGCATCAGTTACTTCCGCCTTTTTGGTGGTTTCAAGTGGGAAATGGAGACCCCTGAGGATCCTAATCATGGTTTTGTAGTCAGGGTCGATAAGCTCCAGAGCCTCCTTTTTTAAAGCTGCCTGTGCCTCGAGGTCGATATCAATATCACCCCTTAATTTGGTTGGGCCTTCGCCGTCAACTCTTTCAATTTCGAACCATTTGATCTTTTGCCTTACGGAGTGGTCAACGGCCGGGTTCCGATCCAGGAAGATATTACCGTCCTCGGTGGCGTAAAGCACTTTCCGATCCGGATAGATGTCGAAGTACCTCTTCGCGATTTCTTTTAACTGTTTTTCAGTCATTTTCAGGTGATTTTTGAATTTTTGACTCAAGTGCTTTTTGCTTATCCGAGCTACTCTTTGAGCTTCCAAAAAAGAAGTTGTAAATAGTCGTTATGATCGTGCTGATCACCACACCCAGGATGGTATCCGCGAACCGAACCGATGACACCGGTATCTCTACGAATGTGATGAGGAAAACGTATATAAAGCCAAGTGCTATCGACGCTATGGCAAGGTATTGCTGAAAGTGCTTATTGAACTTTGATTCCATCAGATACCAATTAAATATCCTCTAAGCGATACCACGGCATATATTAAGCC